TTTGTTGGAACCCACAAGCGGCGCTTATGGGGAAATAGCAGCAAACGCTGCCGTGACATACACCCAAATACGAGGGTGCACATACAGCACACAAACGTGCGCTGACAGAAAGACAGCAGAACCCTGCTGCCCTCCTGTCAACGCACGGCCACACGAAGTGGCCGTGCGCTAACCACGCTGGTTAGGCGTGCTATTCGTGGCGAATAGAGCAGCGACCCTTGATCTGGTCGCCACGCTTGGCGATGTTCGCCAAATGCAGGCTGGCCTCCCGCATGAACCGCTCGACCTCCCGCATCTCGGCAAGCCACCAGTCAGGGTCATCCTCGGACACCACGAACATGGCGTCCGCCACTTCCTTCCACCAGTAGTCCAGCGTCCGCTTCGACCTGGCCTGCAGGAACGTGACCTTGTGGCCGAGGCTCTCGAGACTCATCGCTCCACCCCCCCACGGATGATCTCCTTCAGCGCAGCCTGCGAACGGCACAACAAGTCCGCCAAGCGACGAGCATTGAGCGCATCACACTGATAATGCAGCGCAGCACCACCACGCCCATCACGGGCAAACCTGCACGCGTCCCTGAGGCTCACCCTGTACAGACCTTCGTACACCGACGCCCAATAGCGGACTTCCTCATATCGAGCGTGCAAACCGCCCGAGGTCGAGGTGGCACCAACCAGAGCCTCGACGCGGCCGTGAAACTCGGCAGCAGTCACAGCGGCACCACCCAACCGCAGAACCCAGCCGTCAAAGCCGCATCCGTCAACGGAGCCTCCGAACGCAACTCCGCGTACTGACCGCTCGGGTACCTGCCCTGCAACACATACAGAGCCTCCATCGAGCCAAACCCGTAGTCCATCAAACGGGAATGCACCTCGTGCAGCACCGCCTGCGCCACGGTCAACTCGACCGAACCATCACGAAACTCACGCATCGTGACACCACCTATCTTTCTCATGTCAACGCCCCTATTCCCTGCGAATAGAAACGGACGGCCTCACCGAGACCGCCCACCAACACACCGACACACGCCGATGTGCTCGTGGGCAGCATCAATGCGCCAACACGGGAAGGGGACGTGCGGACACTGCCGCACGCCCCCCGAACCCGTGTCAGTCACTTCATGGCGAGCAGAAGCGCCACCAACTCCAGACGCTGCGCCTTGGACAGCGCCTTCGCCTCGGCAGCCAAGTGCTTCACCGACGGCTTCGCAGCCGTCTTGCCCTTGCCAGTGCCCTTGCGGTTCGACGACTTCGACACCAGCGACGAAACCCACGCCGTGAACACGCCATCGAAGGCCTTGTACGCAGCCACAGCCTGAGCAGGCGACGCAAACGACGCCACCAGCGTCATCGAACGCGAGATCGTCGACTGCGAGATACCCGACGCCTTCGCAATCGCCGACTGGCTGCCCAACAGCACGCGCTCACCGTCGATGCCGACCGTGAAACGCTCCAGCACCTTCTCGTCACCCTTCGCCTTCGCATCGGCCACCTTGTTCAGGATGTCCGTCGCCATGCGGCCCACCGTGAAGTAGTGCGGCATCGCCGCATACTCGGTGCGGTCAATCTCGACCGCCGCAGCATTCATCTCCAGCAGCATCGCAATGATGTCAGCCATGATGTCTCTCTCCCTCTCTCCCTATTCCAGCGGAATAGCGTTGACCCCAACAGCCGCTCTGACCGCTGAGGGAGACTGTCTGTCTCACCCTGAGAAAGGGTCGAATAACTCGACATCATGTAAGGCCCCTTACAGGCTCTCAGCAGGCCTGATGTCGCTGCGAAGGGCGAGGGGCGCATGATGGGGGCCGCCACCACCCAAACAAGGGACTCGTCCGAGCGAGGGCCGTGTGGGTCGTGTTTTTGGGGTTGGGGTTGGGGGTTGGGATAGGTGTTTGGGTGTTGTTGTGCGACGTCAGCTTGTGGGCTGTCGTCGCTTGTGTTTGTGCTGTTGGGGATAGGTGTTCCCTCACTGGTGTTCGGGAACTGTCGTCGCTTACCCGACACTCACCTGTGGGTGTGTGTCGGGTGCTGGTTTTGTCCCCCTCCCCCCTTACCCCCCTCCCCCGTTACATTGCGTGCGCAACTATTTCGGGTGGGGACTCCTGTAACGGTTTTTGGTGGTGGTGTGGCTGACGATGTGGTGTTGACGACGCGGCAGGAGTCCTATTTGGACTGGTTGTGTACTGCTCCTGCGGAGCGTGAGCCGTCTTCGAAGCGGCGGTATGCGGATGCGCATGGGACGACGACGCAGACGTTGCGGAACTGGGAGAAGAACCAGGTGTTTCGTGATGAGTGGCGTCGGCGGGTGGATTTGGTGCAGGGGTCGCCTGAGAAGACGCATTCGTTGTTGGAGTCGTTGTATGCGAAGGCGATGGATGGGGATATGAAGGCGGCGGATTTGTATTTGCGGGCGACGAATCGGATGTCGCCTCAGCCGATCAAGGTGGAGACGTCGAGGGCTGTGGCGGAGTTGTCGGATGAGGAGTTGGCGGGGTTGGTGGCGTTGCGGGCGGAGGCGGAGCTGCGGGCGCGTGCGGATGTAACGGTGGGGGGTCTTGTTGATGAGCATCTCGAACTACGCTGAGAACAAGATCCTTGACCATGTGGGTGGTACTGCGTGGACTGCTCCGTCGACGGTGTACGTGAAGTTGCATACGGCTGATCCTGGTGAGGATGGGACGTTGAATGCGGCTGCGAATACGACTCGCCAGTCGGTGGCGTGGTCGGCTGCTGCTTCTGGGTCGAAGTCGACGTCTGCGACGGTGTCGTGGACGTCGGTTCCTTCGACGGAGACGTACAGTCACTGGTCGTTGTGGGATGCGTCGACAGCTGGGAACTGTCTGTGGACGGGCGCGTTTGCGTCGTCTGCGGCTGTGACGGCGGGTGACACGTTCCAGATGACGTCGTTGACGTTGTCGCTGGACTGATGTCCTCGAAGATCACTGGTCTCGGGTCGCTGACGGGTGCGTCAGCGGCGAACGATGATCTGGTGCCTGTTGTCGATGTGTCGGATACGTCGATGGCTGCGACAGGTACGAACAAGAAGATGACGATGTCGGAGCTGTCAACGAAGTTGGCGGCGGTCGGCCCGACGGGGCCAGCGGCGACGGTTGCTGTCGGTACGGTGACAACGGGTGCTGTTGGTTCTTCGGCGACGGTGACAAACTCTGGTACGTCTTCGGCGGCGGTGTTCGATTTCTCCATCCCTCGAGGCGCGACGGGTGCGACGGGTGCGAAAGGTAACCGTCAGTACCCGATCTGGCAGTACAACAGTTCCACCACGATGGCTGATCCTGGTTCTGGCATCTTCAGGTTGAACAACGCTTCTGCTCCCACTGCGATCGCGATTTCCAAGTCGGATTCCACTACTGCTGATCGCACGTCGTACATCTTGTCGTGGGATGATTCGACGCATAGCACGGTGAAGGGCTATTTGGCGTTGCGTGGCAGCAACAACGGTTTGCTGTTGTATGCGGTGACGGGTGCGATCACGAACAACACGACTTGGTTTGAGGTGCCTGTTTCGGTGGTGTCGACGTACACCAGTGGTGATGATGGCACTTGGGCGTTCGATTTTTCTCGTAACGGCGACACTGGTGCGACTGGCCCGACGGGGCCTGCTGGTGCGACGGGTGCCGATGGAGCGACTGGAGCGACGGGTGCGACAGGCGCCCAAGGAGCACAGGTCTATGCGAACGGTACTTACAGCATCGCGAACACGCTGACGCCAACAAACGTGTTCTCAACCACCCTGCCTGCCAACCCTGCGACAGGTGAGATTTACAAGATCACGATCACGGGAAGGTATTTGAACAACTCGGGTTCCAACAAGACTTTGTCTGTGAACTTCATCTTCGATTCAGTTGCCGTTGGTGGAACTACAGCGAACTTGGCTACATCTGCCAATGTTCGTCCGTTCAAGTTTGAGTTCTTGATCGACGTGAACGGTATTGCTTCCCAAGAGATTTCAGGCTGGGGTGCGATTACTGCTACCCCAACTACGTCTGGTGTGTGGACTACAGCAAACCCGATGTTTGTTGGCGGCACTGCTGCAACGGTGAATATGTCTACTGGCAAGTCGTTGTCAGTCACTTTGGCGCATTCGTTTGCCGCTACAACGGTGTCGGTGGACGGTTCATATCGCATTGAGCGAGTCCTGCCGTAATGGACGCTGCGTCCCTGGAGGGGTGACAGATGGCGTCTACATTGCTGCTTGAGGATGGCAGTGATCTGCTGCTCGAGGACGGGGCAGCGTTCCTTCTTGAAGATTCCTCTTTGTCGCCAGTTGTTTCGGCAGCAGGTTTTGGATCTGGCCTCGGTTCGGCCAGCGCCCTGTCTGCCGCTGTCCGTTTTCGTTCTGGCAGCGATTCAGGCGCGTCGTCACAGACCGCTGCTTGCGTGCGGGCAGCTTTGCGGTCAGGTTCTGGATCTGGCCTTGGTTCGGGGTCATCCAGTCGTGTGTGTGTTCGCGTCCGTGCCGCATCTAGCAGTGGCGTTGGTTTTAGTTCGGCCCTGTGGGTTTTTCTGCGAGGCCGTTCTGCGACTGGCTTTGGTGTCGGGTCTGGTTTCGGGTCTGGTGTTCGGGAACCAGTAACGGTGACGCGTCTGGCATCCGATGAGAGGTTCGGGTGGGGTATCGGATTTGGCGAACCGAAGTTCACCCGCCCGATCGGTGACGAGCCGCTAACGGAACGCCGCAGGATTCGCCATACCCGTATGCAGCCTGTGGCTCGCACGACGGTGCGGCGTCCTCCGCCGCTTCGTCGGCCTCGCATGGGCCTGTAGGAGAGATCATGGATCTTCAAGAACTGCTGAACGAGCAGGAGTGGCGGCGTTGTCGTGGCCCTGTGGACGCTGGAGTGAACGAGAAGCTGGACGCTTTCGTCTACTTCTGCACTACGTACTGGTCGATCAAGCATCCAGAGCAGGGGCGCATCATGTTCGAGCTGCGTGAGGCGCAGATCGAGACCGTTCGCTCATGGTTGACAAACAGGTATTCGGTGGTGTTAAAGGCACGCCAGATCGGGTTCTCGACGCTGGCTGCTGCCTACGCGTTCTGGCTGGCGTTCTTCTGGAGTGACCGTTTCATCGTCATGCTGTCCAAGACGGAGCGTGAAGCAGCGAAACTGCTGTCGAAGTCGAAGTACGGGTTCAAGTTCCTGCCGTCGTGGATGCGCAAGCGTGGACCTCAGGTGGTGTCGGACAACCAGTTGAAGATGGTGTTCGACAACGACTCGGCTATCGAGTCGCTGCCGTCGAACAACGATCCTGCCCGTGGCGAGTCGGTGTATCTGGTGATTGTTGACGAGATGGCGTTCCTTCCGAATCCTGATGAGGCGTGGGCGTCGATCGAGCCGATCGCTGACGTCGGTGGTCGGGTGATCTGCCTGTCCACCGCAAACGGTGCTGGCAACTTCTTCCACCAGTTGTGGATCGGGTCACAGACGAACACCAACAACTTCAAGGGCATCTTCTGGCCGTGGTCTGCTGGTGACCGCGACGACGACTGGTACGAGTCGAAGGTGAAGAACATGCCTGCATGGCAGCTTCATCAGGAGTATCCGAGGAATCCTGATGAGGCGTTCATCATGTCGGGTAACCCTGTGTTCGACGTGTCGAAGTTGACGGCGTTGCAGACCGAGGATCCTGTTCGTGGCTACATGAAGTTCACATCTCGCCGTCAGGCCGAGTTCGTCGAGGCTGTTGACGGCGAGTTGATGGTGTGGGATTTCCCTGCAGAGGGTGGCGTGTACACGATTGGGGCTGACGTCGCCGAAGGCTTGGGCCACGGCGACTACTCGTCAGCCCACATTGTTGACGCTCGAACTTTGACGGTTGTCGCAGCCTGGCATGGGCATATCGACCCCGATGTGTTCGGCGAGGTGCTGTGCGAGTTGGGCTGGTGGTACAACGGCTGCCTGATCGGCGTCGAAAACAACGGTCACGGTTTGACCACGTTGAAGTCGATGCAGCGATACGGGTACAAGAACATCTACCGCCAGCGAAGGCTGGCACAGCGGGTACAGGCTGAGACAGAGATACTCGGCTGGCGCACCACGGCGGCATCGAAGCCGCTGATGGTGGACGAGCTGGCTGGTGCGCTCCGTGACGAGGAGATCCTGCTGCTCGACATCTACACGATCAATGAGCTGAAGACGTTTGTGCGAGACACGAACGGCAAGATGCACGGCTCGCCGCATGATGACCGTGTGATTTCGCTGGCTATCGCATGGCAGATGTTGAAGTTCGTGTGGCTGCCCGACTACGTGTCCGAGGCTCCCCCTCCTCGGTTCTCTCTGTCGTGGTTCGAGAAGTTCCAGCAGAACAACGATTTGCCGTTCAAACGGGTGCCAATCGGCGCATACAACACCGCAAAGAAGGTGTAACGGCACCCGCTTGTGGTGATGGGTTCCGTTTCGTGCACTGAATGCGGGCAGACGTTCTCGTTCGATGTTCTTCCTCGACGAGGTGCTGTCTGTTTCCGCTGTCACATCAAGTCAATCCGTCTCGGGTTCGTAGAAACCAAGGAGGTGTTCCACGGGCCGACGCACGCTGAACGGCGGGCGGAAATCGAGCGTGACGCCAAGACGAACGGTATCGAGATCGAGCGACTGCCATCCAAGGTGTGGGTGTGACGTGGGCTGGCTGGAAGCCGCGACAGCGGTCGCTGTCGCGTTGATCGGTGGCCCGCTGATCCTGCTGTTGAAGCGGATTGATCGTCGGAACACCACACAGCATGCAGCAGCTCAGGCGGAGCGGATCTCGTCGAGGAACGAGATGCGGGATCACATGAACCGCATCGAGGAGAAAGTGGATGGTGTGACTGGTTTGGTGGCTGATCACCTGGCTTTTCACGCCCACAACAAGGAGGGGTCGGAATGACGTACAAAGAGGCTTTTCGGCGGGCGGTGGCAACCTTCATCGCTGGCGCTACTGCCGCGCCGTTGACCGCTGCAGCGTTCAACGTGTCGTTCTTCAAGGCTGCTGGTGTCGCAGGCCTGATCGCAGTCTGGAACTTCGCTGGCCGCGCAGTCCAGGCGTGGAACATCGGTGACTGATGGCGCGTCCTTCGAACGCTGAGATCCTTCAGCGATACCAGACGAAGATCAAGAAGTCCCGCAAGTGGCGGGACGACGAGGATTACGACGACACGTGGCGTCGTCTGATCCGCCTGTACCGAGGGCGGCACTACGAGTACTTCTCGGAGGAAGACAGGCTGCTGGTCAACATCTGCTTCTCGACGGTCAACGTGATCGCCCCGTCGGTTGCGGTGAACCATCCGAAGATCACTGTCGGTGCCGTCAAACCCGACGATGCCCCGAAGGCGATCATCACTGAAGCGGTGGTGAACTACTGGTGGCGTCACTACAAGGTGAAGCCCCAGTTCAGGCGTGCAGTCAAGGACTTCCTGATCGTCGGGCACGGTTGGTTGAAGTGCGGCTACCGCTACATCGAGGAGCAAGATGTCGCAGACGGGGACGAGTACTCGGATCCCGCCGCAAAGGGAAACGAGGTCACCCCAACGATCACGGTTGTCGAGGACAGGCCATTCGTTGAGCGTGTCTCCCCGTTCGACGTGTTCGTTGACCCTGATGCCACGTCGATGGATGACATCGGCTGGATCGCTCAGCGAATCCGCCGATCGTTGAAGGAAGTGAAGGCAGATCAGCGGTACTCGAAGAAGGCCCGCGAGGTGGCATCGCCAACCTCGTGGCGCAAGACCGTGTACGACGGCTCCACCACTGACGTGTATGACACCGATGAGGGGTATGTCGAGGTGTGGGAGTTCTACGACATCAAGAAGAAGACGGTGTCGTCGTTCCTTGATTCGTCGGAGCATTTCCTGATTGCTCCACGTCCGATGCCGTACGCCTTTGGTCATCCGTTCGTGATGATCCGCAACTACGACGTCCCTGACGAGTTCTACCCGATCGGTGACCTAGAGGCGATCGAACCGTTGCAGCGTGAGCTGAACGAGACCCGTTCGCAGATGATGAACCACCGTAAGCGGTATGCGCGCAAGTACCTGTACCGCGAGTCGTCGTTCGACGGCGACGGGCGTGCCGCCCTCGAGTCGGACGTCGACAACGAGATGGTGCCCGTGAAGGGCGATGGCCCGCTGTCTGAGGCTGTGGTGCCGATGCCTGCAGTGATCACTCCGCCCGAGTTCTACAACCAGTCGTCGATGATCAAGGACGATGTGATCTCGACGACGGGTGTGTCCGAGTACATGCAGGGTCAGATGCCTGAGATCCGCCGTACGGCGACAGAAGCGGGCATCATCGCTGACGCCTCGAACGCCCGTGCTGCAGACAAGTTGGCGATCATCGAGCAGTCAATCTCGGATGTGGCCTACAGGATGGTGGCTCTCGCCCAGCAGTTTATGACTGGTGAGCAGGTGGCCCGTATCACTGGACGAGATGGTGAGCCGCTGTGGGTGACGTTCGATCCTGACTACATCGCTGGCGAGTTCGACTTTGAGGTCGAGGGCGGTTCAACGCAGCCGAACAACGAGTCATTTCGTCGCCAGTCTGCTCTGCAGATGGTCGACGCAATGGCACCGTTCATCCAGATGGGTGTCGTGGATCCACGTCAGCTCGTCACCCATGTGCTGCAGTTCGGTTTCGGGGTGAAGAACCCTGACAGCTTCCTCGCTCAGCAGCCGATGGCACCCGACCAGCAGGTGCCGCCCGACCAGCAGGCGCTGCCACCTGGTGCACCGATGCCCCCCGACCAGCAGATGCCGCCGCAGGATCCTGCTGCGGCAGGTATTCCGCCAGAGTTGATGCAGATGCTCATGGCTGGCGGAGGTCAGGGTGTAACGGGCATTCCTTCCATGTAGAGCAACCCGCGAGGACTCTAGGAGAAGAATGAGCGACGAATACGTCGATGTTGATGTCCAAACCGAAGCCCCCGACTTGGGACAAGCAGACGTGTCGGACGGTGCCGAGACAGCGGATGTACCCATCCTCGAACTCGACCAGTACAGGGACTACCGAGTGCCTGTCAAGATCGAGGGGCAGGAAGACTACGTTCCGTTGACCGAGGCGGTCGCTGGCTACCAGCGTCAAGCGGACTACACCCGCAAGACACAGGAGCTGGCACAGCAGCGGAACGATCTCGGCTGGGCAAGTGCCATCAAGGCAGCTCTCGAGCAAGATCCCGAAGGAACCCTCCATCTCCTGTCGGCGCACTACGGGGTCAACCCGCAGCCCGCACCGCAGCAGGCGCAGAAGCCAGCCAGCGACCCGTTCGATGACTGGATGAGCGATGATCCGTGGGATTCCCCGAAGCAGAGTCAGCAGCAAGTGGATCCTCGTTATGAGGAGATCGCGACACGGCTGGCTCGGATCGAGCAGGAGCGTGCGGATGCGACCTTGCGCAGCGAGGTAGCGAGGCTGCAGGCAACTTATGCCGACTTCAATCCGCAGGAAGTGGTGGCTCATGCGCTTCGCATGAACACCACGGATCTGGAAACCGCATACAAGCAGATCGCGTTCGACAAGGTGTTTGCCGAGAGGCAGCAGTTGGCCGAACAGGTGCGCCAAGCGCAGGCGCAGCGCACCGCCAAGCAGGAAGCGTCAATCATCTCGGGCGGGTCGACCGTTCAGGGTGGCGGTTTGGACGGAGTCGGTGAAGTCCGTTCCATCGCAGAAGCTTGGGCTGCCGCAAAGCGACAGCTCAGCAAGTAACCCAACAAGGAGGCCCCCGTGGCTGGAAACCCGAACTTCGACGCCCTGCTGTCGACGACACTTCAGAACTACCAGAAGCGACTCACCGACAACGTCTTCACCGACCGAGTGCTCACCTGGTACCTCACCGACAAGAACCGCGTCCGTAAGGAGAGCGGTGGCACCAAGATCATCGAGCCGCTCATCTACGCTCAGAACTCGACGGTCGGCTCGTACTCGGGCTACGACACGATCAGCCTGACGCCGCAGGACGGCATGTCGGCTGCCGAGTTCGACTGGAAGCAGATCGCCGTGTCGATCGCCATCTCGGGCATCGAGGAAGCGAAGAACAACGGCGAGCAGGCTGTCCTGAACCTCCTCGAGGCGAAGGTGATGCAGGCCGAGGAGTCGCTGAAGCAGAAGTTCAACACCATGTTCTTCGCCGATGGCACTGGCAACAGCGCCAAGGACTGGAACGGTCTTGGCAACCTGATCGAGAGCGGCAACACGGTCGGCGGCATCGACGGCTCGACCAACGCCTTCTGGAACTCCTACGAGGAGAACACGGCTGGCGCTCTGACCGAGGCCTATCTGCGCACTGGCTACAACAGTGTGTCGGTTGGCAACGATCAGCCCGACATGATCCTGACCACTCGTGCCCTGTTCGAGAAGTACGAGGCTCTGCTCACCCCGCAGGTGCGCTACTCGGACGTCAAGATGGCGAACCTCGGGTTCCAGAACCTGATGTTCAAGGGCGCTCCCGTGGTGTTCGATGTGGACTGCACCGCTGGTGTTGTGTACTTCCTGAACAGCAAGTACATCTCGCTGGTCGGCCACTCGGACAAGTGGTTCACGCAGACCCAGTTCGTGCGTCCCGAGAACATGGATGCCCGCTACGCGCTGATCTTGGCGTACGGCAACCTGACGGTTCGGAACCGCAAGAAGCTGGGCAAGCTGACTGCCAAGACCTGACAGGTGGGCTAGGGGTGGGGGCTAGTCCCCCACCCTGCTGCCCGTAGAGGGGACGTAATGGTCATCAAACGGGGTAACGAAACTTTCGCTGGCTACAACAAGCCGAAGCGCACTCCTGGTCATCCGACGAAGTCTCATGCGGTGTTGGCTAAGAGCGGTTCTGAGGTGAAGTTGATCAGGTTCGGCCAGCAGGGTGTTTCTGGTTCTCCGAAGAAGGCTGGCGAGTCTGCTGCTTATCGTGAGCGGCGTGAGTCCTTCAAGGCTCGTCATGCGAAGAACATCAGTAAGGGCAACATGTCAGCGGCCTATTGGGCAGACAAGGTGAAGTGGTGATCATGGCAGTCAAGTGGTCTTCAGGAACTCGCATGGGTGAAGCGGCCCGCAACGGTCGCGGTAAGGCTCCGACCCCCCGTATGGGGGAGGGTGCTCGGAGCGGTACGGGTCGTGCACCTTCCCGTCAGGGCGAGAGTGCTCGAAGCGGCAGCGGCAAGGCACCCACCACCCGCATGGGTGAGGGCGCACGTTCTGGTGGCAGCCGCATCACTCCTCCCCCGCCGCGCGGTGAAGCAGCCCGCAACGGGACTGGCCGTGCAGGTCAGACCCGTCAGGGTGAAAGCGCACGTGGCGGTTCTGGCCGCGCGCCGTCGACCCGTATGGGAGAGGGTGCCCGTGGCGGCAGCGGCAAGGCACCCACCACCCGCATGGGTGAGGGTGCCCGTGGCGGCGGCGGTACGACGATCCGCAAGCCAGCAACTGCTCCCGCCCGTAAGTACCCCGAGGGGCCGAGTACTCGAGCGCAGAACCTGCAAGCACTTGAGCGTGCTGGTCGCTCAGCACTTGCTGCAAAGGGCATCTCGCCTACCAATCCGAACTACAACGCGGCGCGCCAACGTCAGAATGCTGCACTGGTGGCATTGGCTCAGTCACGTAAGAGTGGTCGGTCGCGCTGATTGCGTAACGCTCACGCCTACAGGTGATGAGCAGAGAAGTAGCCCCCGCCATGTCCCTCTACGGTGTCGCCTACGCTCAGGTCGGTCGTGCCGCATCCGAGTACGCAGGCCGAGAGGTGCAGCGTGCTTGGCACAGCGGTATCGAGTTCACTGGGCACACCGCCTGCCGTGCGAACAACGAAACCTGCACTGCTCCTCGAGCGAAGGGTACCGACTACTGCATCGGCCATCTGCGTGCTGCAGCAAAGCAGCAGGCGGATGAGAAGTGAACCGTCTCGATGTTCGTGCCAAGGCTCGAGCGATCACTGAACTGACCGTTGATGACGTGTCGGATGAGATCATCGACATGTACGCCCGTGACGGGTATGAGCGCATCATCAACATGGAACGCCGTTGGCCGTTCTTCGAAACCACGGTGACGTTCAGTGCATCAATCGGCGACGACGAGTATCCGATGTCGGCAATCTCGGATCTTCGTGAGATCACGTCGATTGTCGATGCTCAGAGCGGCAATCGTCTCGATCTGATCGGGTACGAGCAAGGCGAGGATGTGTGGGCGAACGCCAGCAGTGGACGTCCACAGCATTGGTCGCTGTGGGCGTACTCGGTGAAGTTGTGGCCTTCTCCCGATTCGGCGTACTCGTACAGGGTTCGTGGCTATCGGAAGGCTGCCGATTGGTGGGAGTCGGATGGCACCGAGATTGATGCCGACGAGCGGCTGCATGCCGCTGTCGTCTACTACGTGCTGTCGCGCCTCTACCAGCTGCAGGAAGACATCGAGATGTCGAACTTCTATGCGGCGACGTTTGCCGAGTCGGCAAAGTCTGCGCATGCGGACATCATGCGTGCCCCGAACCAGCGTCCGCTGGTGCTGAATCAGGGTGTCCCGTTTGGGCCGAACTCGTTTGCGCGCTATCTGGCCTGATGTCTCGCCTGGCTCTGCTTCGTACCGACGACTTCACGGGCGGTTTGAACCTGCGGGCTGACCCGTTTCAGCTTGCTGACAACGAGTCGCCCGACATGCTGAACGTCGATGTCGACCCTCGAGGCGGGTTCTCGTCGCGTGGCGGATGGCAGGTGGTGAACACCACGGCGATCTCTGGTGCTGGTACTCCAACGATGAAGGGCATCATGTCGTGGGATACGGCGACACCGCAGGTGTTGGTGTCTGCTGGTACGGGTGTCTGGTATTCGTCGACGTTGGCGACGTTCACGGATACGACGATCACCACTTCGGCGATGGATGGTGCGTCGTTTGCTCCGTGGACTGGTGCGTCACGGTTCGTGTACATGGCGACTGGTGGTTCGACGCAGGGGGCGAAGTGGTCTGGTAGTGCAAAGACGTTGCTGACTGCTTCTGGCACATCGGCGTGGCAGGAGTCGTTTGCTTCTCCGACTGGCACGCACATGCCGAAAGCTGAGCATGCTGCGGTTCATAGTGGGCGGCTGTGGGTTGCGAACACGACCGAGGATTCGACGAACTATCCCGACAGGGTTCGGTTCTCTCATCCGAACTTCCCTGAGTCGTGGAGATCCGCCGACTACATCGACGTGGTCGGTGGTGGTGTTGGCATCACGGCTCTGATCCCGTTCGGCGGGTCGCTGATGGTGTTCAAGAAGCATTCGATTTGGATCATCACTGGGTACAGCACTGACACGTTCCAACTGGTGGAGATCACTCAGAAGGTTGGTGTGACGTCTCGCCGCCACATCGCCCTGGCTGAAGGCGCTGTGTTCTTTCTGTCGTGGCCTGATGGTCTGTTGATGTTCGATGGCAGCCAGATCAACTACATGTTCGAACGTCTACGTCCGCTGCTAACGGATGGGTCGATCAACGGTGCGACGATTGGTCGTGCCGCTGTGGCGTTCATCAATCGTCGAGTGTGGGTGTCGCTTCCCGAGGTTGGCTACACGAATCCGTCCGTGACGTACGTGCTGGATCCGACGTTGAACTCTGGTGGCAGCTGGGTTCGCTACCGAGGCGGCACCACGTCGCTGGGGGCTGGCGTCGGGTGTGACCATGTGTTGTCTGATGGGTCGGTGTATTCGATCATGATGCCGTACGGGTTGGATGCGATCGTTCGCATCGACAACCCGACCCGCAGTACCGACTATTTGACGATTGGTGCAGGCGGGCCAGAGGTGTCGTACCAGTCGTACTATGTGACCCGTTGGCATGATGCTGGCAGCGTGTCGCAGCGGAAGATGTGGCGACGGCCCGACATGATTGTGTCGGAGCCGTCGGTGGCTACCACGTTGACGGTGACCGCATTCCACGACTGGCGTGAAGGTCTGGTGAAACGCTCCTCGCAGGTGGCGATCCCGTCTGCTGTTACTGGGATGTCGTGGGCTGCGACGGCGACCGAACCTGATGCGAATGCTGGCTGGGGGGAAGCGGTGTGGGGTGCTTCGGCGACAGGTGATTTGTATGAGCGGGGCGCAAACATCGGTTTGGCCCGCTCAATCCAGTTGAAGATCGTTGGTGAGGCTGGGAAGCGCTGGGGCGTCTCGTCGATCACCTACAAGTACAACCCTCGAAAGGTGCGTGCCTGATGGCTACTGCTTCTGTCTCCTACGCGTTCTCGAATGGAACGAATGCTGATGCAACACAGGTGAACTCGAACTTCTCGAGCCTTGTGGCGTTCCTGAATGCGAACGTGATCCACAAGGATGGCTCGGTGTCGATGACGGGCCAGTTGAATCTGGTTGGCGATCCGACGCTGCCAGCTCATGCTGCTCGCAAGGCGTACGTGGATGCGCTGTTCCCGATTGCGACTGCCGCCATTGCTGATGGTGCTGTCACGACGGCGAAGATCGCTGCGACTGGCGTGACTACTGCCAAGTTGGCTGATGCTGCGGTGACTGCCATCAAGGTTGATCCTGCTGTTGCTGGTAGTGGTCTGTCGCACTCGACGACGACGGGTCTGGCTGTGAACGTCGATGCGTCGACGATCGAGGTGAATGCTGACACGTTGCGGGTGAAGGATTCGGGCATCACGAATGCCAAGTTGGCGAACGCCACCTACTCCAACATCAAAGGCATCGCGCTCGCCGATCTGTGCGGCAAGGCGACAGCGGCAGCGGTGCAGGCGATCACGACTGGCACCGACACGACGGTGACGTTCGGTGCCGAGTCGTACGACTACTCGAGCATGCATTCCACCTCAACGAACACGGGTCGTGTCACGATCGCTACCGCTGGCGTCTACCACTTTGCGGCGACTGTCCCGTGGGAGGGATCGCAGACGGGTTACCGACGGCATCGCCTCATCCGTTACAACTCGAGCAACGTGCTGCAAGAGTTCGTAGCTGACTTCACTTGGGACGCTGGTGACAGCAGCGCGTCTGAGTGGGCCGCAAACGTGTCTGGTTCCACGCTGTGCGCAGCGGGCGACTACATCGTGCTGGTGGTCAACCAGTCTTCGGGCGGGTCGTTGAACATTCTCAACGGGTTGGGTATCACTGCTTCGCTCGCCTGGCATTGCGTCAGGTTGACGTAATGGTGTGGGTCGCCCCGCAGCAGGGGTCGATGGGACGTGACGTTCGTGTTGTCATGGATTCGCTGTCCAAGGAACTGTCTCGGGTCGCTGGCACCGTCCTGACCGATCACGGCACCTTGGGTGGCTTGGCCGACGACGACCACCCGCAGTATGCGCTATCCGCTGGTGACACCTACACCAACACCCACACGTTCTCGGGGACGCTGGTTGGGTCAGGAACAGCCACGATGTCGGGCACGTTGAACGCGTCAGGGGTGTTGCAACGCAACGGGTCGACAGCCCGAATGCTGGTTGACGCTCAGTCGGTGCGCGCCACGGCAAACATCACCACCACGACGACTCCCACGTTGGTGACAGGTGCGACCGTCACTCTGTCGTTGACGTCGGGCGATCTTGTCACGGTGACTGGTGTGCTCGATATTGGGGCGAACGGGGCGGGCACCTGTACTGGCGATCTGTACATCGGTGGCGTCGCTCAGACTGGTTCGGTGGTTTTCACGACTGCAGCAACTGGGTACAGGTCGACGGTGGCGCAAACGTGGGTGTACTCGGCGGGGTCAACTGGCTCTGTCACGTTCGAGCTACGGGCGTCGCACTCGGCTGGTTCTACCGCCTTCACTGTCCGAGCTAATCACACGTCGCTGCTGGTCAGCGTGTACAGGTAACGGCTGGGGGTATTAGCGATGGCCTATGTGGATGCCTCTCTTGTGCAGGGGATTCCGAAAGTGAAGTCGAGTCGACGCCGACGAACCGCCGATAGCGGTTCCGTCGCTCCGACGACCCCTTCTCCGACCGCGCCCGTCAACGGGTTCGGCGCGTACGACGCTGCAGCTGGCTGGCAGCGTGATTCGACGCTGGCGCAGAATGCCTACTCGAGGTTCCTGGCCCAGCAGCGTGGCACTCGGGAGCTTGGGAATATCGACATCGGGCAGACTCGAGGCCTCGAGGGCTTGGGTGCTGGGATGGCGCAGCGGGGGTTGACGAACAGCGGCATCTATCAGACTGCGCAGAATGACTATGCGCAAGGCTGGATGGGGCAGCGTCAAGATGCGCTTGACCGCCTGTATCAGAGCCTTCGTGACACGGCGTACAGCGACACGAATGCGTGGGCGTCGTTCAACAACTCTGTTGCTGACAAGGAGGCGGAGAAGGCTCAGCAGATCCTTCAGACCGCCGCCCAGTTGTCTTCGCTCAAACCGTTCATTGGAGGTTGACCGTGGGTCTTCAGATTCCCCAGCAGAAGCCCGACGGCGGCTTCATCTACAACAAGGCCCCCCAGCAACGTCGCCAGACGTCGCAGGCACCACTTGGCGCGTACTACACGACGAATCAAGAGCGTGACGCCTGGAACATGGACTCGGTGCTGAACCAGTCGCTTCAGGCGTTGAACGATCAGGGGATCGACCCGAACAGCCAGTACGGCAGGGGTGCGATCACCACCATGTATCAAACCCTGAAGCAGAACGGTGGCCAGCAGCCGATGCCGATGCCGACACCGCAGCGTGGTCGGAGCGGCGGTGGCGGTTCTCCGCAGCAGCGTGCGTTGCAGGCGATGTACAGCATGTGGGCACGTCCGCAGGACAACACGCTGATCGACGCAATCACCCGTTTGACGGGTGATGCGCGCACCCAAGGACAGGATGCGTTGTCGAAGCTGACTGCTGGCTTGCAGGCCCAGCAGAACCCGTACGCATCGGCTCAGATGCCGATGCCGCAGGTGACTGGCAATCCGATGGCCCAGTACATGCAGGCGAATGGTGCGTCGACAGGCCAGGCGGATGCGTTGCAGGCACTGTTGGGTTCCACGGCGCAGCAGACGCAGGCTGCGGATCAGGCGTACTTGTCGCAGATGCAGGCCGCTTGGAATGCGCAGCAGCAGGCTCGTATGGCCGATGCGGCGCAGTCGGGGCAGATGTTCGATCAGTCGTTGTCGAACACGTCGCTTGGTTTGCAGTACCAGGAACGTCAGCGTCAGCAGCAGGCGAAGGATGCGTTGATGATGCAGATGTTGCAGGCGGCGATGAGCAATGGTCTTGATCTGAGCAAGTTCGGAGGGTTGTTCAAGTGAGCGACATGTGGGGTGGTTACGGGACTGGGTTCGACCAGAACACGATGGCGCAACTTCTTCCTCTGATCTTGGGGTCGATGTCGGATCAGAAAAGCGCGTTCGGGGTTCAGCAGAGTGGCCTGAACAACATGCAGGACATCATCAAGCTGCTGTTCGATCCTCAGTACGCAATGATGACGGGCACGTACGATCCGATGTTGTCGGTGGATCAGCAGGGCATGCAGCAGGGGTTGAGCCTGCCGACGCCTCTGCTGGATGGGGCGGCACGTTCTGGTGATCCGACGATTGCGATGGTGGCGTCGATGGTCAAGAGCGGTGAGATCGCTGATTCTGCTGTGGCGTACAAGACGTTGTTCGACAAGGCGACCGATCCTTCGAGCGCGTTGTACGGGTACACGCCTGAGCAGATCAAGTCGACGGTCGATGACTGGTTTGGTGAGCTTGCTGATCAGCAGATCACTTTGGCTCGTACCCAGTACGACGCCTCGTCTGGTGGTTCTGGTGGTTCGTCGAAGCCGAAGGATGTGTGGGCTGCTGCTGGTATCCCGAATCCAACCGAGCAGTACTACGGTTCGTACGATCCGACTACTGGCATGTTGGACACGAATGCGCCGTTGTCGGCGGACGTTTCGGCACGGGTGAAGAAGACCCGTGACGGCTTGTCGGCTGCACAGCAGGCGTATCGGGATTTCCTGCTGAAGAACCCCGACTACCGCAGCCCGTCAGTGCGATCGGAATCTCAGAGGGATTACCCGAAACTGCAGCAGGCAACCAAGGATGCAATGGGGGATCCTGCGAACGAGCTTTCGGGCCAGGAAGCATTGGATTATTCAAAGTTGCTGGTCGACAACTACAGCACAAAGGTGAACGCCCTTGGCTTCGACCCGAAGCTGATTGATTCCGCAATGCTGGATGGCAAGTTGACTCGGCAAGAGGTTGCCGATCTGTGGCCAAACGCAGACAACCAAGGAGATCACATCAAGCGGGTGTCTACATCGTCCCTTGACGGGTTCGACCGTCTGATGTCGGGTCGTCGGACTGGTTCTAAGACGGCTGCCGAATGGTCGGGCCGCGGAGCAATCGAGGCGAAACGGAACTCTGGCAGCCAGGCGCAGAGCGGTCTGGGTGACAGCGTGTGGCGCAGCATGCGCCAAGCTCAGGATGCGAACGACTACACCAACGGTTCTGCCGTTGGTGAGGCGCTCGCTATGCAGATGCTGGGCAGAACCCCTGCTCAGGACAACATCCAGCGGCGTCTGGCCATGTTCAGGGCGGCTGGGCTGCTCTAGTTCTGTAACAGTTTCGGCCATAGTTGATGGCCGTCATTGATCCCCGCCTCGAGATGGCGCGGCGCGCTCGCGCTGCAGCCGTTTCTACCCCGAATGTCGTCACGCTGAAGCAGACGCTGCAGCGGGGTATCGCTGCTCCGACATCGGGGCAGAGTCCTGATGCTGTGCGCCTGCTGTCGAAGGCGTTGTCGATGCAGGATGTCCAGAACCGAATGAAGGCTGTGGACATTGCTCAGGGCAGGACTGCGAACGCTGACGAGGGTTTGTTGGCGAAGATCGTTGACAATCCGATCGCCAAGACGATCTTGAAGCCGCTGGAGGTGCTTGACGTTCCTCGACGTCTGATCATCTCTGGCATCCACGAGGTCTCTGATGCCATTGGCTCTGGTGATGCTTCGTGGTCGGATTTCATCAACCAGGCGAAAGACCCGACTTACGGCGTCGGTAGGTACGTCGACACTGGCAACAAGTGGACTGACCGCATTCTCGGCTTCATCGGGGATGTCGCCCTCGACCCGATGACGTATGTCACCTTCGGTGGTTCAAAGTTCGCTGGTGCTTCTGGTCGCCTCGCTCTCGCTGAGAAGGTGGCGTTGAAGACTGGTGACGATGTTTTGGCGTCGTCGGTGGCACGCTTCGGTCGTGCAGCGTTGACTGCCCAACAGATCGCTGATCTGGACATCAAGGGGTTGAAGCAGGCTGGCATCTACTTCATGGGCAAGAAGGTGGGTCGTGACGGTCTGATCGGTCGCGGCAGCGAGGTGTTGGGTTCGATGGGTGAGCGGTCGCTGAACCGTTTGCGATTCGTTGCGTCCGACTCGAAGCTCGTCAAGTTCGCACAGAACGCCTTTACTACGGACGTCAACCGTGAGGCACGTCTGATGCTGTTGCGTGGTGAGGCACCGCAGGGCATGGCTGCCGATCTGCTTCACGTTGTCAACTCTCGCAATGTCCAGCGCAGCGCGCAGGGCATTGCGTTCTCCGAAGCCCAAGTGGCGATCGCCAAGATGGCCAAGGAGACTGGCGCGGCTGACAACGCTGCGCTTGGGAATCGAATCCGCCAGGTGCTCGAGGGTGCAGGCGCACCTGCCACCGAGGTCGAGCAGGCTGCTGCAGCGAAGTGGCGTGCTTGGTTCGATGCGTCGTTGGATCAGGTGAATGCTGCGATGCAGAAGGCTGATCCGACCGCTGCGTTCGGCAAGATCAACAACTACGTGCCGTTGATGTACACCGAGTTGGCTCGCGAGGAGCTGCGGAATCCGACGTCACGGTTCGCTTCGTTCATCAAGAAGGGCATGGACGACGGTGATCCGCTGTCGGTGTTCGAGCCTCGCTACCTGTTCAAGAAGATCCGTGAGGATGGTTCGGTCGACTGGTTCGGCACGAAGCTCACGGCGGACATGTTGCCGTCGCCGCAGACGCTGGCGGACGGCACCGCGTTGACGATCGACACGTTGAACAAGATTGCCCGTGACGCTGGTTTCGCTGGTGACGTGTTCGAGACCGACATTCTGACGATCGCAAACAAGTACTCGTATCAGCATTCTGCGCAGATGGGTCTTGCCGCCAAGTATGAGGAGTTGGTGTCGAAGGGCACGATCTTCCGTCGTGAGGCGGTGTATGAGCAGTCGGACGAACTGTTCGACCCCGAAGCGACGAAGGCTGCTGCCGACTGGATCGCTAAGCATGTTGCGGAGACGGAGGCTGCTCATGGGGCGCTTGTCGATGCGATCAAGAACGTGCGTGGTGCTCTCAGGGACGGCGGGAAGATGGTTGAGGAGCGTCTGTCTCGCGCCGTCGGTTTGACGGCGGAGCAGACGGTTGCGGCGCAGCGGCATGAGGTGATCTCGATGATCCAGTCGTTGACCGATCCGATCATGCAGCACCTCGAGAAGTTGGGTGCTTCGTCGGCAAAGGTGTTCGATTCGACGGTCGAGTGGGCGATCACTTCGGACATGTTGGATGCCGAGTTGAAGCGTGTCGCTGACGATGCGCAGCGTCTGTCTGCTGAGATGATGGATGCGGCGGTGACCCGTTACGGCACTCTGTCGAATGCTGTTGAGGCTCAGCAGTTGTTCAACGAGTACAGCGGTCAGCTTGCCCAGTTGGAGGCAAGGGCGGCGAAGGCTCAGCAGCAGTTTGCGACTGCTGTGGAGATGGCTCCGATCATTCAGGCTCGTTGGGATGACATTGTGGCGGGCCGTCAGTTTGCTGCGTCGTCGACGTTGACGAAGGAGCAGGCTTCCCGTCTGAATGCTCTGTCGAAGGCGGCTGGCTATCGGGGTACGCCGACATCGACGTACGCGATCGAGGGTGCGTTCCGTGACTGGGTGAAGGCGTCTGATGGTATGCAGACGTTGGACTGGTGGAAGCGTGTCAACGGTGTTGTCGACGTTGCTCTGTCGACGTCTGAAGTCGCCGACATCGCTGCGAAGGATGTGCCGCAGATGTTGCGGAACATCACTGGTAGCAGTCTCGAGTCGGTGCATCAGATGCGTGTTGCTGGTTCGTGGTTGCTGGCGCATGACTCGGCTGTGTTCGGTGAGGTGATGCCGAACGCCGAGTTGGCTGCTGCCCGTCAGGAGTTGGTGGATGCGCTGTCTGAGGCTGCGGATTCGCAGTTGCGTGCTGCTCAGATCGGCAAGATCGTCACTTCGAACCGTAACGATGCGAAGGCGTTGAAGGTTGGTTCGGAGGCTGTTGGTCAGGTTCAGGCGATTGAGCGGTCGTTCAAGGAGTACATCAAGCAGAGCGCTGTTGCCGCTGGTTGGCGTGACGGTATTTGGAATGAGGATGCTGCTCGCAAGATTCTCGTCAAGACGCTCGATCAGTGGGAGCCGAACCTCGAGCTTCTTGATTCGCTGACCGAGCAGGTGTACAGGGCTGGTTTGGGTCGTGACGGGCAGACTTCTGATCAGATCCTTGCGATCGTCGACAACGCAAAGTTGAAGAAGAAGCAGCTCCTGAAGAAGGAGCATGCCATCTACCATCCTGACGGTTGGAAGCAAAGCGGCACTTTGCAGGACTACGTTGACTCGTATGGCAGGTTGACGGTCAACTCGAAGGAACTGGCTGACTCTGGTTACGGCGAGGTGGCTGCCCAGTCGACTGCTGCACGTCAGGCGGTGGCGACTCCTCGTGAGGCTGCTGACAGGGCTGCGATGGCGATTGAGCGGTACAAGCTGCAGTCTGATTTCACGCACCGTCTGATTCAGGCGACGGAGTCGATGATCCAGTTCGGTGTAGTGCCGACTGAGAGCATGACTCGCCAGTTGTTCAATGCTGCTGCGCAGGATGGTTTGGAGCGTTGGACGTTGCATTCTCGCAACGTGAACGCTGCTGCTGAGGCGGTGACGCAGATCCGTGCACGGTTTGCTTCGATCATCACGACGCCTGGCTGGGATGGGTCTCGTGGTGTGGCGTTGCAGCAGGCGTGGCGTGAGATTTCGGACATGCTTCCGCCCGATGTTGCGTCCTACCTTGACCGTACGGTTCTGCAGTTCGGTGATCCGAGCGTGATGCTCGACAAGATGCGGGAGAAGTACTGGCTTGGCGATGTGTTGGGTATCGAAGGGAAGTTCGATACCCCGATTCGTGGTGTGCGTCCGAAGGAGACTGCACAAGAGTTCTACGAGGCGGTTGGCAAGGATCGTGGGTTGCCTACGCCGAACGCTGGCGAGTCCGCAACCGCATATCGCAAGCGTGGTCTTGAGAAGATCAAGTACAACCCGAAGAAGACTCGTCGAGATTTCGTCGAGGAGTACTACCAGTCGACGGTGAAGCCGTGGTATCAGCAGAACTACCCTGGTCGTGCTGGTAAGGAGAAGGCGGTTCAGGCGCTGAAGGAACGGGCTATTGCCGCTCAGGCGAAAAGCCCGTTCCGTCCTGATGTTGCCAACTGGGAGATCGAGGAGTTCTTCTCTCTGCTTGTCGGCGGTGAGGTTCGTGGCGGTCGTACTGGGATGGCGGTCACTCGTAACCGCTACATGCAGCAGTCTGAACGCACCCGTGCAATCGGCTCTTTGCAGACGGTGCGTGGAGCGATGCAGGAGGATCGTCGTCTTGCATCTCAGGTGAGTGCTGCGCTTCGCCTTGCGGCTGATCGCAACGTCGACATCGACAAGTTCATGGCTGACTTTGCTGTCGGTGCTCGGGCCGCGGTTCGTGGTCAGAGGACTCCGACGATGTTTGCTGACACGATGCGGTGGTTGGCGGACTCGATCGAGGGTCTGGACGTCAAGATTGCTGGCGCGTATGACGAGACGATCAAGGCTGCTGAGAGGGTGAAGCGGACTCAGGCAGAGTTGTCTCGGGCGCAAGCGTTCGAGGATGCTGTGTCGACTGCTCCCCCGTGGTCGCCGTCGGAAACCGTGGATGGTTTGCCGAAGGGCATTGATCCGAAGAAGGCTGCAGAGTTCCGTGGGGCACGGTTCCGTCTTCGTCGCCTTCAGGCGACTGAAGACTATGCGCTTGCGTTGAAGGAGCAGCAGCGTGTCGATCTGCTTCGCCGTCTTTCTGGCGTCGACGGATGGAAGGCCCGTGTAGAAACGTATGTCGATGGCCCCGCTGTTGAGGGCTGGGCCGTTTCACGTGGTGGCGGAGCGGGAGCAAGCATCGTCAAGGACGGCAATGGCAATGCTCTCACGTTCTCACAAGCCGAATGGGAGGCGTTGTTCATCGACGACAGGACGGCAGCATCTGAGGCTGCCCGTCTTCGTGGCGATGTTGGCAGGGCTGCGGATCACCACAAGGTGATCGAGGCTCGTATCGAGCTGCTGCGTACCGAGCTGACCGACAACGCTGGTTCGCTGTCGGCGAACAAGGCGCGCACGATGCGTCGTGAGATCCGACAGTTGGAGCGTCGGTCGAAGGTGGTGGCTGACTACCTTGAACATTCACGCATGATGTTGAGTTCGATGTCGCCTTCGGTGCGGAAGACTGCGCACGAGAAGTTTGATGCTCTTGCTGCGTTGGGTGATTCCGTGTTTGGTGAGTTGCCGATGCGCCAGAGTTTCATGGGTGGGCCTGGCTATCACGCTGGTTCGTTCTCGCTGGGTGATTCGGTGCTGCCGAACGCTGAGGAGCGTCTTGCCCGCCTTGAGGGGTCGTGGGCTGGTTCTCGTAGTGGCACGCTGATTGCCGAGGTTGCTTCGCTCAACGAGCAGGTGTCGAACCTTGGTTTCGACTCGATGTTGTCGAAGGCTGAGCAGCGGGCTGCTGCCGCTGAGGAGTTGCGTCGTGCTGCTCAGGTGTCGTATCAGAACAAGTTGTTCAAGATTGAGGCTGAAGGCACGGTGGTGGCCGAGAAGGCTCCAGCGTTGGCCGCGTATCAGGCAACGCATGGGCCTGACGGCTTCACAACCAAGTTGGATTCGGCACGTCGCGCGCTGGAGACTGCGCCTACTGTCACCGCTCCTGGCGCTGATCCTGCCGAGTTGGCTCGTCAGATGGATGCTGCCACCCGCCAGCTCGAGGCTGGTATCAAGGTTGGTGAGATGCGACAGGCGGCTGGTGGGCCGAACTATCCGAGTCGTATGGATACGACGCCGACACGGCTGCGTAAGGCAGCCGTTGCGGCTGATCAGATTGGTGTGACTCCTGGCCAGTTGGCCGACGTTTCACCGAACGTCGCTGCTGATGCCGTGTCGTCGACTGCTGATGCGTTCACGGCTGCGTTCCAGACTCGTGGTGCGGATGCTGTGGCTCGTGAGGCGCAGGCCGCTGCAGCCGATGCTGAGCGCGCGCTGCTGGAGGTGACTGCTCGGGCGAAGGCTGCTGGTAATGAGCAGCAGGTGTTGGATTCGCTGTTGAACGGTGACGGTCTTGGCAAGCTGCGGGTGAAGACGGGTACGTCTGGTCGTACGAAGACGATCAAGCAGGTGTATGGGGTGTCGAGCATGCGTGATGCGCAGGTGATGTTCGACAGCGTTCAGACGTTCAGTGCGTCTGCCGATCTGGTTCGTTCGGAGATCATTCCGTCGATCGAACGTCAGGCCGAGGCGATCAAGACGTTTGTTGGCAGTGTTCCGAAGCAGATCAAGCCTGACGATGTGAAGGAAGCGCGTGCGTTGTACGCGGCGTCGAAGGAGTTTGCTGCGGCGATGTCGGATGCTGCTGGCATCGACATCAATCGGGTGGAGGCTTTGGCGAAGTTGGCTGCCGATTCTGCTGATCCGATGTTGCAGTCGTTGGTGGGTGTGCTTCGTAAGGGCACGGTGTCTGCTGATGATCCTGTGATGAAGGCTGTGGCGTCGGTGTTGGAGACGTCGAATGCGTTTCTGATGAGCGTCGACAAGCAGCGGTTGGCGCAGGCGTTGCTTGATTCGCCTGAGACGACGTTTGCTCGGGTGGCGAAGGATGTGAGTTACAAGACGACCAAGGGGTTTGAGGACTTGGCGTCGCTTGGGCTTCCTGGCATGCAGGCGTCGCCTGAGATCAAGAAGATGTTGTCGAACATGCAGCAGCTTGAGGATCCGCAGTTCGCTCGTCTTGTGGGCGGGTTCTTGGGGAACTACACCAAGTTCTTCAAGGGGTATGCGACGTTGTCTCCTGGCTTCCATGTCCGCAACGCGTTGTCCAACACGTTCATGTTGTTGGCTTCGGGTTCGGATGTTCGGAACTTGAAGAAGGGTTTGCGTCTGTACAGGTCGCTGATGGATCACATGGAGTCGGGTGCTTCGTTTGCGTCGTGGGCGGAGTCGGCTGTGTTGAAGGAGTTGTCGGCGCAGGAACGTGAGTCGGCGATGCTGGCTGCCCGCACCATGTTTGGCGCGGGTGGTGGCAACACGTCGGAGCAGTTGCGTGGCATGTTGCGTGACGGCCAGTCGTGGATCATGGACAACTGGGCTTTGCGTAAATCGTCGTCGGTCGGTCAGAAGGTTGAGGGTTCGGCTCGGTTCATGTTGGCGTTCGATTCGGCCCAGCAGGGCCTCGATCTGAACGCCTCGATGGCTCGGGTAAAGCGGTTCCTGTTCGACTATCAGGATGTGTCGGTCGCTGACAAGAACATGCGGTCTGTGGTGCCGTTCTGGCTGTGGATGTCTCGGAACCTTCCGTTGCAGATCATGAACCAGTGGTCGAACCCGCGCATGTATGCGATCTACAACTCTTTCGCACGGAACATCGGTCAGCCCGCTACGGAGTCGGACATGACACCGTCGTGGATGACGGAGCAGGGTGCGATCAAGGTTGGTCAGGATGCGTTCCTGACCCCCGATCTCGGGTTCAACCGTGTGCAGCAGCAGCTGGCTGAGATGGGTGACATCCCGCGGATGGCGTCCTATCTGAACCCTGGCCTGCGTGTCCCTGTCGAACTGTTGGGTAACCGCCAGTTGTACAACGATGTGCCGTTCTCGTCGACGCAGCAGGCTCCTGCGGCTGGGCCGTTGACTCCTGCGGTGCAGGCGTTGGCGTCGACGCTTGGGTTGACGGATACGAATGCTCAGGGCCAGCAGGTGTGGGATCCTCGCTGGAACTATGCGCTGCGGAACCTGCTGCCGCCTGTTGGCCAGTTGGAGCGTCTGATGCCGTCGAACGAGTACGGCCAGCAGAAGGCTGGCAACTCGTTGCGTGGCTACTTTGGTATCCCGTTCACCGAGGTGACGGACGGGATGAAGCAGGGTGAGATCGCACGCCGTCAGCGTGAGATCCAGCAGCTGGCGTCAGCGGCCCGTTCGCTGGGGTTCAACCCGTAACGCTGCGCGTTATGGGTGTGGCGATCGAGTTCATCCCTGTTGTCCGACCGTTCGATCTTGTAGGCGTCCAGAACGGTCGTCTTGGGCCGTGCCTGCTGAAGTCGGTGTACTTCGCAGGCATCGGTCATCTGTCGTTGCATCCGAAGGCTGCTCGGTCGTGGGATGCGATGGCTGCGGCGTGTGCGGCGGAGACAGGCGAGAAACTGTCTTGTCAGGGGGCGTACCGCCCGTATGAGGCGCAGGAGAAGGTGTTTCTGCAGCGGTACACGTCGTCGTACCTGCCTGTGCGGAATGTGCTGACCAGTCAGCGGCAGTGGCAGGGCAAGACGTGGTATCTGCGCCGTGGGAACGCCCCTGTGGCGACTCCTGGCATGTCGAACCATGGCATCGGCTTGGCGGTCGACGTGTCGGTGTTCAAGGGTGGTGTGCAGCGGTCGGTGACTTCGGTGCCTGCTGTGTGGGACTGGCTGGTGGCGAACGCTGTGTCGTTCGGGTTCTCGTGGGAGGGCGCACGGCCAGGTCAGGCTGGCTGGGAGCCGTGGCATCTGCGGCTGGTGACGGGTGACGAGATCCCGAATCGGGTGCTCGATTTCGAGGAGCTTCTGGGCCAAAAATGACAACAGCCCCCGTTGGGGGGCTGGTGTCGGGGTGTTCGGCTATTCGGGTTTGCTGTCGTCTTCGTCTTCGTCTTCGGGGATTCCGAGGAGTTCGGCGAGTTCGAGAGCGTCGTCCCACAGTTCTTCGTCAGTCATTGCGACCTCCAAGCTTGTCTTGCACCACGGCTGCAAGGTACTGGCAGAAGGATAGCAGTTGGTGCGCTGAGTAGGGTTGGTACGGTGCTCGGCGGACGGTGGCGATGAAGTCGGCGGCTTTGCTTCGGGTGAAGTTCAGTTCGACGTGGATCGGCTCACCGACTGCGGACAGCACCTTGCTGAAACGATGTCGGAGTTCTTCGATGTCTGCTGACGTGATCCAGTCATCTGGCCAGTCGGAACTATCTGTCTCGTTCATTTCTTGACGCTCCGTGCGTAGCGGATCGGTTCCTTCATGTCGGTGATTCGGGCCAGCACGGCTTTGGGTGCGCCGTGTCGTCCGAGGTGAAACCTGAGATCGTCGAGGAGCGACTCGAGGAGGTCGATGTCGCTGCGTGGCATCGAGGGTGGTTCGGTGGCGACCTTCTTGATGTCTTGCGGTGGCTGCTCTTGCGTCTTGTCAGCCTTCGGCATCGGTGTCGCTTTCGGGTTCGGTGATTTCGTACAGGGTTGCTCCGAACCGTTCGGCGTAGAAGTCGGCGAGTGCTGCGATGTCTTGGAGCGCGTACGGGTCGAGCATGCCGAGGTAGTGGACGACGGCCATCGACAGTGCGATGGCGTCGGCCACGGTGGCGTTGGCGTTCAACTCCTTGGCGAGGTCGTCGAGCTTGTCGCTTGTGACTTTGATGGTGGGGCGCTCAGCCATTGGTGTTCTCCAGTTCGAGGTTGAAGGTGTTGTCTGCGAGCATTTCGCCGATGACGGAGTAGCCGACGAGGTCGCGCCACGTGTCAAGGACGGATTCGTTCTTTGGGGAGGTGTTCTTGCGGTACAGGTTTGCGAGGCGTGCAACCTTGTCGCTGATGCGGACGATGAGTCCGACCATGCCGAAGCGGTTGATGTTGTCGTGGCCGTAGTCGGCCTGCTTGCCGACGAGCAGCGACACCATCTCGTTGATGTCCCATGCGTCGATCGCTTTGAGATGGCCGCAGGCTTCACGTCCGATGGCGTGCAACAGAACTTCAGGCGTGAACGTGTCAGCCCAGTCCTTCGATGCAACCCACGGACGCAATCTGCTCACGATGTTCTCGAGCGCGTCAGGGCTGCTGGGGATGGCGGCGGTGGTTCTGCCGAGCAGTTCCACGATGGATGCTGCTGCTTCGTTCCATGTGTTCGGTCTGGTCACAGTTTGTACCTTTCACTTAGTACGGGATCTGATACGAGGCGCTTCTCGAGTTTGCTGATGATTCGTTGCACCTTGCGCCATGCGTTCACCTTGTTGCTGTCGAGCCGTTTGCCGAGTTGCTCGTAGGTAGCTCGTTCGTAGAAGTACGCTTCGACGAGCGCACGTTCTTCTTCGGTGAGTTCGAGGATGGCTTCGAGCACGGCGTCGTTGTGACTGGTGGATTGGTCGGGGCTATCACCTGGCATCATCAGCCATTCGGTTTCCGATGACGGTGTCGCCTTGTGCTCACGCATGACATTCGACGGGGAACGCTGTCGGTTCGAGTTCCCAGTAGGCGCGGTTGTTGTCGTCGAAGTGTTTGCGTTCACCGTTCTGGTAGCAGGCGGTCGCCCATCGGTCGATGGGTGCACACCACACCCTGTCGGTTGACGAGTCGCGCACCCACAGGAAGGTGGGGATCACGATCGACCAGTCACGCAGGGCGTCGATCTTCTCGCACTTCAGTTTGAGGACGTTGTTGCCTCGGGAGGCGAACCCCATCACTTCGTACGCCCCGTCTTCCCGAAGGAAGTCGGGCGTGTAGCGGAGACGGGCGGGCATCGTCTTCATGTTCAGGGCAGTTCGGTCGAGGCCAAGGCGGTGTGCGTTTGGGTAGCGGTCGAGGAACGCTGCTTCTGCTTTGTCCCCCATCTGCGACCATCGGGCATGGAACGGCTGTTGGTGAAACGCGGTCATGCTTTCACCGCTTCGACTTTCACCACCTGTGTGTCGTCCTCCCATGCGACTCCGTTGAGTCCATCGAGAACGGTCTTGATGAGATTGTCGATGTCGGAACGCAGCACGATCTTGACGTCGTTGCTGACGGGGGTGACGATGACGGCCGAGCCGTCTTCGTCGAATGCGAGGTAGACGTGAAGTTGGGTGCCCTTCGGGTAGAGCGGCCCACCAGAGGTCTTCCACGTGTCGGCGATGCGGCTTTCCGCCCGCTGTGTCTTGTGCGGCGTGTAGATGACGCCTGATGCACGGTTGATGCGGGGTCGCTCCTTGGGTTGGGGGCGTCCATCTATGAAGATGGAGTGTTCCCGTAGACCCGCTGGACGAGCTTTACGATCTCCGTTTCGCCGCGTAGTCCGCGCTTCATGTACTTCCCCCATCGCCAGTCGGCCTCCTCAAGAACGAGCAGGGCATCACTGGGGGTGATGCCTGCTTTGACACATTCGTATGCGAGATGCGTGATCGTCGTTGAGCGGTCACGGCCCTCTAGCGGGCCTTCCCTGTAGATGACCTTGCCCAGCGGTGTCAGCATTGACGCTGCTGTCTGCACGTCGCCTGACTGCCTGCGAAGGTCGATCGTCGGAGGCGGTGGTGGCGTGTAGAAGGCGGCGACTCCCGCTATCTCGTCGGGTGTCGCTCGCTGTTCGAGCGCCCTAGAGATGAAGTCATCTAGCGACAATGGTACCGAAGCACCCTTCACACCCGTGTCGATGATGCGGCGTTCGCTGACACCACCTGGGTATGGGAGGCGGACGTAGTTACCGACGCCGTTGCCGAGTTGTGTCTGTTTCGGGTTGACCTCTTTCGGTGGGACTTGGATGACTTGATGGGCTGCGAGGAACATGTTGCGCATGTCTTCGGCGGCGACAAGCTCGGTGGCGAATACCCACACGTGCCAGCCTTTGCGTGTCCGTTCGAGCCACGGGGTGATGCCGATCTGTCGGAGGGCTTCGTGGAGCGAGTAGGCGTCTTCGGGTTCGGGGTAGTCGATGTCAGAGCATCCCCACACGCAGCGTGCGACACCGTTGACGGTGACGCACGGGTACACGCCGATGTGTGGGCCTTCCTCGAGGTGTGCTCGGAACTGGTTGATGGTGAGCGGCTGCTTGACGCATCCGCCTTCCCACGACCCGTAGCAGTCGCCTCGACCGCGGAACAGGGTGACGTAGTCGTTGACGATGCTGTCGTTCATTGCAGTCTCCGTGTGGAGCGCACCATCTCGTTCGGGATGTGTAGTACCGAGTCGACGAGGCCGTCGCTGATTGCTTCGGACTGGGCGATGGAGATGTGTCCTGCTTTGGCGTTCTGCAGCAGTGTTCCGACGGTGCGGACGAGGTACGGGTCGTCGTTGATTTCGGAGCGGTCGAACCATGTGTTGCCGCTGACGGGTTCGGTGTGGGCGTCGGCCCACACGACTTCGTACAGTTCGGGGGTTTCGGGGTTCACCATGCCATCCTGTGTTGCTCGGGGAGTTCGCCACGGAGCGGTGACAGCCGTCCTGTTCCGTGTTCGATCTCGAAGTCGATGCCGTCTTCGATGAGTTCGCTACCAACCCGCTTGCACTTGACAAGGTTGAGTGTGACGGTGTGCTTGTGGATGTGTTCGTCGTGGACGAGCGATGCTCGTTCTTCCATCAGTCTCTCTGCTGATGCTTGACGACCTGACGACGCCAGACGTTCGTCGATGTCACGAATGCGGCTGCGGATCTCAGCCAGTTTGCGACGGACACCGATGATGTGGGTCGCCTGCTGTTCGCCACCGAAAGCGCCTGACGAGATCGTGATCTGCCTGCCTTCCGCACCTGACGTTCGTGACGTTTGGTGCAGAACCAGCAGTGGGACGTCACGACGCCGCCCCCATGCTTTGACGGTGTTCGCCTTCGATGCCACATCCTCTCCGCCTCCTTGGAGCAGTTCGAGGTAGTCGAGAACTACGAGGTCTTCTTTCGCTCCCCAGTGGGTTGCGATCTCGTCGGTGGCCTTCTCCATGTCGACCACGCTGATCGGGTCGTCGATGACCGCTAGGTGCGGGAACCGTGTCTCGGCGGTTTCGCGCAGCAGCTCGATGGCGTCACGGTCATCGGCAGCGATGCGGTTCTCCAACTCGAGTGCGTTCATGTTGTGGATGAGGCAGGTGAGTTTGATGAGCGTCAACGTCCTCGGCTCGTCGGGGCAGTAGTAGATGACTCGACGATTGGCGTTGTGGCGCAGCATTTCCATGAGTGCAAGCGTCTTGCCGCTGTGGCTGTAGCCGACAACCATGCACACTTCGCCAGGTGCGATGCCTCGCATCTGGCGGTCGATGTCAGCGAACCCTGTGTACACCTGTTCGTGTGGTGACTGTGCCCAGCGGACGAACTCGTCGGCTGCGTCAGCGAGCGGCTTGTAGTAGCGGAACTCTGCTGGTTCGGTGGGAACAAGAAGGGGAGCCGGCCGTTCGGCCAGCTCCCCCTTCTTTGCCAACTCCCACCGTTCGGTGATGGTGGCTGCGTCCATGTCACCGACCCTTGGGGGGCCAGAAGGCAGGGGCGTCCTTGCCCGAGGTTCCTCGGAAGTGGGGGCGCTTCGGGTTGCCTGCGAGTTGGTCGCGGTTGTCGTACACCTCGCTCACACCTGCCTTGGCTGCCTCTGCGAACAGCCAGTCGGGCAGCGGGCCGTGCTGGACACCCTTGACGCTGAGTCCGTCGTTGCTGACGGGGGTTGCGCCGAAGGTGTCGGTCAGGGCGGCGGTGGCCTGCTCGATGGTGTAGGTGCGCTGGGCGGGGGCCGCGGCCTCGACGTTGCTGTCGAAGCCGTGGACGCGGAACAGTTCGTCCATCACGAAGTGGAAGGCGATGCTCCAGTCCGACAGGCGGGTCTCGAGGTCACTGTTGCCGTCGACGAGGTCGGCACCGATCTTGGCGGCGACCTGAGCGACGATGGAGCGGTCCTTGTCCATGCTCACTTGCCGTCCTCCTCAGTGGTGGCGGCGGGGGCCTCGACTCCCCACTGGGGGTCGTCGATCGGCTGGTTGTAGATCGGGCTGCCGTCGGGGTTCATGCCCACGATGCGCAGACCAGTGGTGTCGGGATTCTGCATTGGTGCTCCTTGGTAGAGGAAGAAGGATTGTTTCATGTCGTTTCTTGACCCGTGTCAGTGCTCGGGTTGCGCCAGCAGAGGGTGGCGTAACCGCCGCACAGGTCACCGCCCCATGCGGTGACCATGTGCTCGAACCATGCAGCACGGTCGGTGTCGGTCATCAGTCCCCAGCGGGTGAAGGCGGTGCCGTACTCGGGTGTGCTACCGATTGCCACCGCGGGCCTTACTGCGCATGGCAGCCACGGCACACCGACCAGAACGGGCACCACGTTTCCGAACACAGGAACCCTGTGTCGTTCATCGGCCACTCCTGCTCGACGCCGAGGGCGAGGTTGAGTGCGACCAGTGGGCGGATGCTGCGACGCAGCCACTCGAAGTGGCTGGCGTCTCGAGTGACGGGGACGATCTGACTGCCGCCGTCACGCACCACCACACCGAAGTTGAACTCGACAGGCCACGACAGCCAGCCGTTGGCGATCGCCGCACCCGCGTACATGGTGCTCTGGATGTCCTGCTTCTGTTTCTCGGCGGGTCGGTATCGGCGAGATGCTGTCTTCCAGTCCCACAGCTGCTTGTCGGTCACCAAGTCAATGGTGCCTTCGCCATACACCTTGACGATCTCGCCGCTCGCAGTTGTGAACGCGTCCATCGGGTATGTGAACCTCTGCTCGACTCCGATGACGTCTCCAACGATTGTGGGTCGGATGTCGGTGTCCCAGTTGGTGATTGCCTTGGCAACGAGTTCGGGGATCTCGTGGCGTTGCAGCCGAACCCATCGCATTGTTCCGCTGTCGGCGATCGTGGCAAACTCGTCGATCGCACGCTCGTTCATCTCGGCGATGCTGGCTTCGGGGCTGGTGATCTTGTGTTCGATCGCAGCGTGGACTGCGGTGCCGAACGCGGTCAGTTCGTTCGGTGTGTTCCAGTCGGGCATCGTCATCGCTCGACGGCCACGTTCGGCGCACATCGTGGCGTCCTTGAGCCAGGACTGTCGGACGTACACGTTGATGCTGTTCTCGGTGTGTTCAACCCTCACAGATTCACCGCCTTCACACGGCGACGCAGGTGCGCCATGTACGACGCCGAGATGTCGACGTCGTACGTTGCTTTCACTTCGGCCCTGATCTCGGGTGACGGTCGACCTTCGCTGACGAGCGTGGCGATCAGCGCACGCACCTCAGGGGTGATCGTCTTCGACACGGCAGCGCCGACAAGCGGCTGCACGTACGGTGCACGCTTGCCGTCGACGACAACACGCACCGTGTTGTCGGTCAGGTCATGCACCGTGTCGTACGCCTGCAGCAGGTGCTCGAAGAACGTGGCCCACTCATCGCCCGTCTCGGGGTGGCGAACTTCACCGAACAGGTACGTCGCCAACTCTCGGCCCATCCAGCCGTCCATGATCGGATCGACAAACGGTGTGCCTTTCGGTGTACCAGTCTGGATTGACGTCAGGTTGCCCATGTGGCAATCTGCCTTTCTCCCGCCTAGCGGGGGTCTGCTTCTTTGGTAGAGGAGTCAGAGAACGGTGTCGGTGATTCCAGTTGCCGACACCGTTCATATTTTTTGTGGACTGTGTGTGGGGGACGGTCGGCTACCGCCTCCTGTCGTTGCTGTTCCCTCCGTCCGCCCCTCTAAGGGCGGACGATGGGAACCCTGTGCCCCCACCCCCTTTATCCCCCTCCCCCACGGTAGGAAAGGGATCGGGAACCCGTGTCAATCCGTGTTGATTGCCGACAAGCGCGTACGCCAATCAGCCAACCGTCCAGCGGACTTTACGTACCGCCGAGTTGTGTCGATGTCCGAGTGTCCCACGACGTCCGATACGACCTCGATGGGCACCCCGCAACGCAGCAGGTTGGTGACACAGGTGTGCCGCAAGGCGTGCGGAGAGAACGCCCGCTCAGGCAGGCCCGCATCCTTCAGCAACTTGGCCAGACGCTTGTTGATGACACCTGGGTCGGGCAGGTTCGGGTCGGTGAATGACGAACGCACCAGCGTCGTCGCTGACGCAGGCTTGTCCATCGTGATGAGGCACCTTTCACTCGCTCGGTACTTCGCTTGGGCGATCACCATGTCTGCCCATTCGCGATGATTGGGAAGCACGTTCGGCAGGCCAGCGGACAGGATCCGTGCCATCTCCACGAACTCGACCGCATCTTCATCGCCGCCCTTTCGCTCGAGGTACAGCAGAAGGCCGCGATCACCATCCACTTGATGGGGGGCGATCGAAAC